GTTAACGGCAAGCGGAGTAACACCTCGGCTGTACACATGGCAGTATGCAGGAAGATAGGAGATACTGTACATTCTCGCACATAGTCATGTTTAATTTTGTTTGTTTGACCATGCGTAGTCTGCACCTTCGCGTGTGTACGGCATTCAAAATTGTTGGATTGTTGAGCATTTAGTCAACATATTGGATGGCGCTGGCGTGGGTTGAGTATGCTTGACGCATACAGGTCGCCAATGCCTGTCCAATATCTTTGACGGTGTTGACTGCTTTGCTCCACTCACTAGCTTTGTTTCATTCACGCTAGTCAACGTACTGGATTGCATTGGCAGGGTTCGTGTACGCCTGCCGCAACCGAGTTGCTAGCACATCGAGGGCAGTGTTACCTGCACGCTCGACTAAGTGCCCGCCAATATCCTTGACTGCGTTTACAGCTTTCTGCCACTCACTTGGCGGTGATGCAGTATGTTGTTTCTGAGTTGACCTCATCATGACATCGAAAGGATGTCGCGTGCACCACTGCTGCGCAACCTCAACCTTGTAATCAACGGCAGTAGTACCTGCCCCGCATTTGGGTATGTAGATTACAATTGGCGTTAGTGCTGTTGTGATTGACGTTGAACCCACGTCGTGACCGGTTCCTGGAATGCAGAAATCATTCCAGCTCTTATAGGAGGTATTCTCTGCTATGCCGGCATGCAGGGTGACTGGCTTTTCAACCAGTGAAGCCGCTGCTACTGGCTTCAGATACCCAACTTCAATTGAGTCATTTGCCCATGCTTCCTGGATTTTAATACCTATTTGACTGGAATAAGCCCCCACCTCAAGTGTTGGGACAGTTCCAACGTAGGCCACTCCGGGTGGGTACAAACCAGTGTTTGTTCCAAGGCATTGAAGCCTGGCTGATAGGTTATGCAATCGCCCACGAATAGAGAAACGCTGAACCGTTGCTGTTGGCGCTATATGACCGAGGAGCGGGGAACGCAACGTCTCTAAGGTCGGAATAGCAGCATCGATGGCCTCATTCGCGTCATAACGAATTGCGATATAATCTGTCAGTGGACCGTTGAACACTTCCTGCTGGCCTTGTGTGCGCGGCGCAATAACCACAATTTGATCCATGTTAGGGCTCGTACTGAACTGCATGACATTGATGAAACTGGTGGTTGTGTATGGCGCTGTGTGTTCATCTAACGGCATGTGGCGCCTATCGAAGGCATCGAACGCGTAACTCAACGATTTTGGTACGCTGCCCAATGCTCTACGCGCAGGGCTACGCCGAGGCTGGGCGCGTTGCGCCTGACTGCGCTGCTTATTCATTGTGCCAGAGTTTTGGAGGTTGAACATCGCCCTCAGTGCTGCCTTTTGCGCTGGAGGGGCTTTGGCTACCTGAGCTTGCTGCTTCGCTGTCAGAGTCATTACAAGAACAATTGCAATTGTTATCTTTAACAGTGATTAGCGCAGGCGCGGATTTCAACGCTGCCAGTATAGAACCCGTGGTTCACAGTGGGTTTGGTTTCGTAGTGAGTTTGGTCAAAGACCAACGATTTTGAATGCTCGTAACGCGAGCAAAAACCTCTATGGTACCAGTGGTTATGGGCGAGCCAAGAAACCACTATTCTGCCAATGTGCACAAATTACTAATTACCAGTTTCTCAGGCGGGTGCCTGAATGTCATCTCTTCGGCTCAGAAGAGTTAGCCTGTTTGTCACAAGCACCACCTCTGGTACCGCGACGTGTCGGCTTCCAACGAGATCCTAAGGCTGCTACCTCCTGGGATGTCGTTGGCACGGGGATGCCTGTCCTGGCAATAGGTCTAGCTCTCCCGTGGTCACGCTTATCGGCCTGTTTAGCGCCATATGTCTTACTTCCCCTGCCTTTAATAGAACTATGTGAATGCCGGGATCCGCCCGCAGCTTGAGAACCGTTAATACCGTGATCAAACTGTACAGTTGGCGTCTTGGGGAATGGGTGCGGCTCAAGATTTACACCCACCTCGGCTGGCGACCGATCGTTACCCCGTCGTTCTGTCACATTCACGTCCTGGCCTTGGCAGTTCGTCCGTGCCAACCCCTGCCCTACTCCCCCAGGTTTGCCCACTTCCCTGGGATCGCGACTCGTAACACTAGATGGTGCTTGAACTAATGATGACAGGTTGAGTACCTTACACGGCATTGCCGCAACAGAAGAGAGCGATCTGGTTTTAATCGGCATGTAAATGGTGTTTACGACCGAGTACGCATCTGAACGCTCTAAGCCTGGTGGGGGGATAAGAGGCAGTCCGAGCCCCCCCTCCAAGTCGACTGAGTCATCATTATTAGTTACACCACCTGAGCAAGGCAACTCATGCATATTAGAGTTGTTTGGTTTCGGCCCACCTGCGGTTTTAACATCTCCTTCGATGTTGCCAGTTTGGTACTCCTCCTCACTGGCCCCACTAGGCACCCCAGTTTCCTCACAGTCTTTTACCTCTATACGACACTCCTCACTATCCGTAGATAGAGAAAGTGTTGCGAGCTCATTATCTGAGCAATCACTCACCCAACCCCGAACATGGTCCACATAGACAAGCGGAATACCACCAACGGTAATCCGCCCGCCCACTTGTCCAATTTCAGAACCTGGTGGGTCACCACAAGAGATATCAAACTGTTCGGGTTTGCGAACTGGATCCACGCGTGTGTTCCCCGCGCTTCCGGTGCTGGACAGGCTAGCCACTTCAGCAGGCTCACCAAG